ACTGCTACATTAATTGATGTAGTTGGAAATTTAGCTGCTAGTGGAACACTTGCTCAAGCAGGAGTTGCTACATTTGCTTTAGCAGCTAATGTTGCACAAGTAGCAATTACTTCATCATCAAATGCCGTGGCCTGGGACGCAAGTGCTGCAGCAAACGCTTATCACATAACAACAGAAAACACTACTTTCTCTGCACCAAGTAATAATGTTGAAGGTGCTTTTATTGTTCTTGAAATTAATTACAATGGAAGTCATACAATAGCTTTCAATACAATATTTGAATTTGCAGCATCAACCGCTCCCACAACAACAGATACAGATGGTAAAACAGATATTTTAGTTTTTCGTTTTAACGGAGCTGTATGGCAAGAAGTAGGTAGAACATTAAATTTAAGTGAAAGTTAGGATATAATATGTATGCAATAATAACAGACGGATCAATTTCAAAATATGTTAACCATCCAAAATCTTTAGTAATTGGAGATGTAAGGTATCCAGCTAGAATATTTTCTGCATGGACTGCAAGTGAATTAGCAGCTATTGGTATTATAGAAGTGACATTTGATGATAGTAATAAAAAAGATGAAAAATATTATATTAATACTAATCAAACTTACACTTATGATGCAGACGAGGGAACAGTAACAGCTGCATATGGTGATGCTACAGCAAAAGCACATGCTAATGCAAATGCTACTGATGAGGATGGAGCTGATCTTGATCCAGTTGTAGTTATACCTGGATTAAAAACAAAATTAATTAGAACAGTCAAATCTCAAGCCAACAGTTTATTAAATCAAACTGACTGGTACATAACACGTAAAGCAGAAAAAAATACTGCAGTCCCTAGTGCTGTTACAACATGGAGAAATGGTATTAGAACTAAACAGGCAGCAATGGAAACATTAATTACTAACGCATCTGATACACCAGCGATTGAGACTTTATACACGTATGTAAATACAGCTGATGAAGGGGACCCTGAAGTCATTGAAAGACCATTAGGAGAATTCCCAGAATTAGGATCTTAAAATGCCTTTAATACTTGGAACTAACTCCATAAAAGACACAGGTTTTAATGTAGCTAACTCATTAAGGTTTGATGAAGCATCTACAACCTTTTTAAGCAAAGCATCATTTGGAACTCCAACTTCTACAAAAAAATCTACAGTTTCATTTTGGTGTAAAAGATCATTAATTGAAGAAGGAATTATTTTTCAGAATGATAGTGCTACTTTTCCTATAGCTAAAATATATTTTGATTCTTCTCATAGATTTTCTTATATAGAATTTGATCCTAATATTTATGTTCAAAAAACAACAAGTGCACTTTTTAGAGATTTGTCAGCTTGGTCACATTTTGTAGTAGCTGTAGATACAACACAAGGATCAGCAGATAATAGAATTAAAATTTATCATAATGGAACACAAGTAACATCGTTCGCACAATCTACAGTTCCAGCACAAGATTCAAATGTAATTATAAATAATAATTTAAGAACAGGAATTGGTGGATCAGGAGCATCTGGTGGAGATGGTTTTGAAGGTTATATAGCTGAATTAGTTAGAATTGATGGTTTAGCATTAGCTGCAGATTCTTTTGGAGAATTTGACGATGACAGCGGGATATGGAAACCAATAGATGTATCTGGTTTAACTTTTGGCACAAATGGATTTTATTTAGATTTTGAAAATTCTGCTGAATTAGGAACAGATGTATCTGGTAACTCAAATACTTTTTCTGAAAATAACATCACAGCACTAGACCAATCTATTGATACTTGCACAAATAATTTTGCAACATTAAATCCACTTGATACTAATGGTAACCATGCATTAAGTGATGGTAATCTTAAAGCAATCTATTCAGCTGCCGCTGGAACTTTTGGTGTTACAAAAAGTACAATTGGAGTTAGTTCTGGTAAATGGTACTGGGAAATAAAATACACTTATGGAAATGCTGGACAATTTGGAGTTTTTGACGTTAATGATTTAGATACATTAAATACTGCAGATATTTTTAGTGCTGCTGGTAGTAGTACATTTGAAGGGTTAGCTTGGAGAATAGACACTTCTAATAATATCAAAGAAGTTGGAGAAGGGCAAAGTGCAGATTCTGGTTTAGATTTTGCTTCAGGTGCTATTTTAGGAATAGCTTTTGATGCTGATAATGGAAAATTTTATGGATTTAAAAATGGTGCAGAGATAACAGGACAAGATATTAGTGCAGGTACTTCTTTACTAACAGCTGTAACTGTATCTGATTTTTATTTACCTTTTATTTCAAATGGAGATGGCGGTAGTGGAACAAAAACAGGAACTTCGGAAATGAACTTTGGCTCCCCACCTTATGCAATCTCATCTGGTAATACAGATGCCAGTGGATTTGGAAATTTTGAATTTGCAGTTCCATCGGGCTACTTTGCAATTTGCACAAAAAACCTAGCGGAGTATGGATAATGGCTTATACAACAATAGACAACCCAAAACTTTATTTCCAGACAAAGTTATATACAGGAACAGGTAGTTCAAATGCTATTACTTTAGATGGTTCTGAAAACATGCAACCAGATTGGGTTTGGATTAAGTGTAGAGATGACAGTCACAACCACCAAGTTTTTGATTCTGTTAGAGGTGTACATAAAAGAATGAGAACTGATACTTCAGGTGCAGAAACTGAAAGTAGTGAAAGTTTAAAAAGTTTTGATAGTGATGGTTTTACTTTAGGAACACAAGCCAATGTAAATGCTTCAGCTGATGGTGATAATTCTTTTGCATCATGGAACTGGAAAGCAGGTTCTGGTACATCAACTAATACTTCAGGAAATGGGCCTGATACTACTATTAATGTTAATCAAACTGCAGGATTTTCAATAGTTACATGGACAGGAAATGGAGATGCACACACTTTTGGACATGGACTTGGTGCAAATGCTGATGTTGTAATTGTAAAAAATAGAGAAAGTGGTAGTTCAAGTGCTTGGTTTGTAAATCATATAAGTGTACTTAATACTAAAGCATTATATCTAAATACTACTGCTGTTGAAACAACTGATGCTATTTGGGGAAATAGTGCACCAGATAGTACCACTTTTAAATTTGATACAGATAATACAGATGATTTTGTTGCCTACTGTTTCGCAGAGAAAAAAGGCTACTCAAAATTTTCTTCGTATGTCGGAAATGGGGATGCTTCAGGTCCGTATATCCATCTGGGATTTTCCCCAGCTTGGGTTATGATAAAAAAAGCAACTGGTGCAGCAAATAGTTGGTTTATTGGTGATAATAAAAGATCACCATTTAATATTGTATTTAATTATTTATTAGCAGATACTTCTGATGTTGATGAATCTGGTTCTGGACAAGAAAGAGATTTTTTATCAAATGGATTTAAAATTAGAAATTCAAATAATGGTTTAAATACATCTGGTGAAACATACATTTTTATGGCATTTGCCGAGAATCCATTCGTAACATCAACAGGAGTGCCTGCAACGGCAAGATAATTATGCTACAAAAAGTAAAGTTTGCACCAGGTTTTAATAAACAAGTCACATCAACGGGTGGCGAAAGCCAATGGGTTGATGGTGATAATGTTAGATTTAGATATGGTACACCTGAAAAAATAGGTGGTTGGTCACAATTAGGTTCTGTTCAAATTACAGGTAGAACTACTGCCATTCATCATTTTGTAAATACATCGGGTATTAAGTATGCAGTTCTTGGTACAAATAGAATATTGTATGCTTATTCTGGTGGTATATTTTATGATATACATCCAATTAAGGCAACAACAACTTTAACAAGTGCATTTTCTACAACACAAAGCGATGCAACAGTTACTTTAACTTTTTCATCTGCACACAATATTAATAAATTTGATATTATACTGTTAGATAATTTTACAAGTATAACTAACTCTGGTTTTGTATCTGGTGATTTTACAGATAAAAAATTTATGGTAACTTCAATACCAACAAGCACCACTCTTACAATAGAAATGGAATCTAATGAATCTGGATCAGGAGCAAGCACATCTGGTGGAATTAGAATTAAACATTATTATCCTGTAGGACCCGCAGTTGAGGTTGCATCTACTGGTTGGGGACTTGGATCATGGGGCGGGCAACAGTTAGGTCAGTTTACATCTACACTATCATCAGGAATTAACACTAGTGTAACATCATTAACCATGGCAAGTTCATCTTCTTTTCCAGCAACAGGAACAGTTATTATTGGATCAGAATTAATTACATATACTGGAAATAGTGGCGGCACATTATCAGGATTAACAAGAGGTGCGTTAGGTACAACTGCTGCAACACATTCATCAGGTGCAACCGTAACCGATGCATCAAACTTTTTTGCATGGAATGCTGCAGCATCAGGAGACGTTGTAACAGCACCAGGATTATGGTCTTTAGATAATTTAGGTAACAAACTTGTTGCAACAATTAATGGTGGAGAAAGTTTTGAATGGGATTCAAATCCAACGACTGCTAATAATACAAGAGCAACTATAATTTCAGGTGCACCAACAGCATCTGCATTTAGTTTAGTATCTACACCAGATAGACACTTAATATTTTTTGGAACAGAAACTACAATTGGAACTAAATCTACACAAGACCCTATGTTTATAAGATTTTCTTCTCAAGAGGATATTAATACTTATACACCATCAGCTACTAATACTGCAGGTACACAAAGACTTGCAGATGGATCTAAGATTGTTGGAGCAATCAGAGGTCGTGATGCAATTTATATTTGGACAGATAGTGCATTATTTATTATGCGTTTTGTTGGTCCACCATTTACATTTTCATTTCAACAAGTTGGTACAAACTGTGGATTGATAGGACAGAATGCAGCCGTTGAAGTTGATGGTACAGCATACTGGATGTCAGAAAATGGTTTCTTTAGATACACTGGTAAACTAGAATCTCTTCCATGTTTGGTTGAAGATCATGTTTACGATGATATTAATACAATTCCAAAACAACATATCAATGCAGGATTAAATAATTTGTTTGGTGAGGTTATGTGGTTCTATCCAAGTTCTGGATCAGGAACAGTTAATAGAATGGTTGCATACAATTATCTAGACTCAAGCAACGAGCGACCAGTATGGACTAGTGGTACACTTGCAAGATCTGCTTGGCAAGATTCTGCAGTATTTGGTAAACCTCATGCAACAGAATATGACTCAACTGCAGAAACAACTGACTCTGATGTTAATTATGTTCACGGTAATACTGATGGCGCAACAACTTATTATGAACATGAAACAGGTTTAAATCAAGTTAAGTTAGGGCAAACAACTGCTATAAAATCAAACATACAATCTGGAAATTTTGATATTGGTTCACAGGGTCTTGGTGGTGATGGTGAGTTTATGATGAAAATAAGAAGAGTGATACCAGACTTTTTATCACAAACAGGTGATGCAAGAGTTACATTAAATTTAAGGGATTTTCCAAATGACACATTAGCTAGTTCTACATTAGGTCCCTTTACAATAACATCGGGTACACAAAAGATTGACACTAGAGCAAGAGCTAGAGAGATATCTTTAAAAGTAGAAAACACTAGTACAAGTCAATTCTGGAAACTAGGTACATTTAGAATAGACTATCAACCGGATGGTAGAAGATAATGGCTAGAATAATACAATCATTAACACAACCAAACGAAGAGTATGATCAACAGATACAACAATCGTTTGTTAGAGATATAGATAGTATTGTGCAAAAATTAAACACATCTTTTCAACAAGATTTAAAAGACGAAGCAGAAGCGGAGGCATATTTCTTTGGCTAATTCATTTGTAAATAAAAAAGTAGATTTAACTTCTACATCGGCTACAACATTGTATACAGCGCCATCTGCTGCAACATCTATTATAAAATCTATATTAGTATCAGAAGACTCTGGTAATGCAGACACTATAACAGTTACTATTACAGATACATCAGATGCTATATTTAGTCTTTTTAAAACTAAGTCCATATCAGCAAATGGTACAACAGAGTTATTATCAGCACCTTTAATATTACAGGAAAGTGAAGTATTAAAAGTAACTGCGGCTACGGCCAATAGACTACATGTAGTTCTCTCAGCTTTAGAATCTAAGCCTAGAGAAGTTACAACATAGTCTTGATTTACTTGTTAAAAGCAAGTATTAGTATAAATCCAGGTGTAATTCCTGCCTAAATAATATAAACAAAATTTAATATATATGATTACAAGATCTCAAATGCGAAGACAATTACGTGCACAAGGTGGTATTATGAATGTAGCACCTAGAGAAAAGTTTGGACTTGGCAGTAGCATAAAAGAACGACTTAGAAAACTTATACCTAACGAACTAGCAAGTGTAGCAACAAAAGCTGCACCATTCGTTGCACCATTTAATCCTGCTATTGCAGGTATCATGAGAGGTGTAGGTAGATTTGATCAAAGAGGTAGTATTAGTGATGCACTTAAACAAGGAATAGGAACTTATGCAGGTGGTCAAGCAGCTAGAATGTTAGGTGGTGGAGAAACACAATTAGGTTTTAGAGGAGCTGATAAAAAATTATTTACTTCTCCATTAAATGCAGAACGAACACAAGCAGTAAAAGGTTTATTTCAAAAAGATACAGTAAACCCTTTTGAAGAAACTGCAAACGCAGGTAAAATTACTGGCACACCAAAAACAGAAGGTTTAGATGTTGTAAGAGAAGCATCAGATAAAGTATTTAGTAAAATACCTGGAGGAGATAAATTACCATCAATAGTAAAACAAAAACTATTAGTAGGTAGTATCACATCAGGTGCTTCTGCATTGTATAGTTATTTTACAGGTGGATTTGAACCACAACAACCTGGTGAAACTATGGGTGAATATTTAGCTAGAAGAAATGTACGTGTTAAACAACAGATGAGAGGTTACATGGATAGTTATTATACACCATTACGTAATCCACAATATGCAGCTATGAGTGATGAAGAAAAAGATAACTACATAGATAGTATAACTGGTCAAGGCATGGCAACAGGTGGTAGAGTAGGTTATCAAACTGGTGGTATTAGTATGACTAACACTGCAGCACAGAACAGAGCAATTAACAATGCGCAACGAGGTATGAACAAAGCAAACATGGCAACTGCTAGAGCAAGAAACAAACAACAAAATTTTGTAAAAAATATGTTTAATGTTGCAACAGGAAGTGGTGCACATGAAAGAGCAACAAGAGAATATTTAAATCCTTTTAAAGGTGGAAAAACTTATGACACTGCTTATTTACAAAAAAATAATCCAGAAGTAGTAGATTACATGTCTAGTTATTTAAAAAACTATATTAATCCAAAAAATCAAGCAGGTGGAAAATTTGGACAAAGTGGTGTTATGTCTGTTACTGGTTTAGGTAGAAGTCCTAATATTTTTACTAAACAGGGAATGTCAGAAGCAGCTAAATCTTCTAGTGACCCATCTTTTCAAGCAGAAAATCTTTTTGGTCAAGGAACGTTAAAAAAAACACCTACAGGATATGATTACACTGGAGGTAAATTTGATTTTAATTTTGAACCAGGAACTATGATGAGTGGAGTTGAAAAATATTTGTTAAGACCATCAGAATATAAATTATCTTTTGATAAAGATTTTAATCCAATTACTCAAACAACAACTTCGACACCTGATGCTAGTACAACTATACCAGAATACTACAGAAGTAATCCTAATAATTACGATTTTGATAAATTTAAACAAGCGTATGCTAAATCACTAGATGCAAGATATGGAGAAGGTCAAGGAGGTGGAACAACAACTATAGGTGCAGATGGACAAATTCAAACTAGTTTTGGAAATTTTGATCCAAGTAGAACTTATCAAGCTTATATGGACAATACTCAAACAAGTAGTAGTAGACCTTTTTATGAAGATATTTATGGTAATCGATCTGCAGAAGAACAAGCAGCTATAGAAAAACAAAAAGCTATGATGGCATCAATGTACGGAGTGCCAGGAGCAGGTAAAAAATATTTTAATGCAGGTGGTAGAGTAGGTTTGATGGGTGGCACTATGCCTATGGGTGAGCCTAGAGTCAATCAAGGTGGTATTACAGAATTAGATTACAGAGCTAAAGGTGGATTTGTACCAGTTGGTATAAAAGAAAAAGCAGATGACGTTCCAGCAATGTTATCAAAAAATGAGTTTGTATTTACAGCAGATGCTGTAAGAGGAGCAGGCAACGGAAGCATTGAAAATGGAGCACAAAAGATGTATGATACAATGAAAAATTTAGAGAGAAGGGTTACTTAATGGCAATTGACACAGATAAATTAAAAGATGATGCAGCAGGCATTTTAAACCTATTAGGTAAAATTACTCCAGGTGGTTTTTTAGGAAAAAAAATTGGGCAAGGTTTGTCAAACCCTGAAATTATGAAAGTTATAAAAAAACTTTTAGAAAGAACTCCGCCAGGCCAAGCAGCTCAAGTTGTAAAATTTATAGTAGACAGATACAAAATACCTGAATCAGTTGCAGAAAGAATGGTAGCAAATGAAATGACTGATGCTAATATGCCAACTGATCCATCAGGATCAGCAGATGAAGGATTTCCTAGCAGACCGGAGTTTGAATCTTCAGCAGAAGATACATCTGTTATGCCAGATAAAAAAATAAATATATCAGAACTTAGAAAAAAATTACAAGACCTAGATAGATCAGATTATCAAGATGAAGGTTTTCCAGAGTCAAGGCCTGATAAAAAAGGTGGCAGTGATGGTGGACCATTAAGACCATTTTCTGGAAGAGTACCCATGGAAGACAGAGATTATAGTATGATGCAGGATGTTATGCCTATGTTTAAAAGAGAGCTAACAGAAGAAGATTATTTTCCACAAGGAATGATGATTCCACCTAGCATGACAGATAAGTTAAGTATCCCAATGCCTATGTTTAACCAAGGCGGCAGAGTAGGTCTTGCAGAAGGTACTATGATGGCCTCAGCGCCAGATGCAATGGATGAAAGAAACCAGGTCATGGAAGCAATAGCCATGAAACAATTTGGTAGACCTTTATCAGATTTAAGTGAAGACGAAATTATTCAAATAGAGATGATGATGGATGAAATGTCTAAAAGAAAAGACCAACCAAAAACTATGGCATCAATGGATGATCCTTTTTACAGACAAGATTCAAGGAATGAATTAGCATTAGAAATGTTTGGTAAAGAGTTACGACTTTTAACACCTGAAGAATTAGATTTATTAGATGAAGAAGGTGAAAGACTTATGCAAAAATTTTCTGGTGGCCAACCTTTACCAGAAGATCCAACTAAACCTATAAATCCTTTTGGACCAAAACCTATGGAAGATTCAAGACAGATGGCACAAGCAGGTGGCAGAATGGGTTTTCAAACAGGTGGAACAGAATATACTGAACAAAGAAGCTTACCACCAGAATTTATAGAAGCAGCACAACAAACATATTTAACAGACCTTGCAACACAATCAGGTTTACCTTCAGTTACAACTGCAAACGTAAAACAACCTGGTGAAACAGATGCACAGTTTGCACAAAGACAAGCACAAGCTACACAGTTTGGAATTACAAAAGCTGGTATGGCTGATCTTGCACCGCAAGTAGCAGCACAAGATGCATTACAAACACAAGCTTATAATTTAGGTCAAACAGGTCTAGGTTCTTTCCAGCCTTTCTTAACTGACGCATCAACTGCAGCAGGAGCGGCAACAGCATTAACTGGAACTGGTGCAGGCACAGGAGCAGGATCTATATCTTCTTACATGTCACCTTACCAACAACAAGTTATCGATACAACGATGCAAGACTTTGACCAACAAGCGCAAATAAGAGCTAATCAAAATGCAGCAGCTACACTTGGTACTCCAGGTGCTTTCGGTGGTGGACGTGAAGGTGTACAAAGAGCCCAGTATCAGGCACAAAGCGACCAGAACAGAGCACAGACATTAGGAAACCTAAGACAATCAGGATTTCAAAATGCAGCAGCAAGAAGACAACAAGATTTAGCAAACCAAATGGGTATATCAAACCTACAAGGTGGACTAGGTGCAAGAGCACAAGACTTTAGTAGAGCACAAATATCTGGCCTTGGTACATTAGGTGCAGCACAACAAGCACAAAACCAAGCGGTGCTTAATGCACAACAACAAGCAGCACAGATGGCAATACAAGAACCTAGACAAGCATTAGATAGATTTGGTCAAGGTATTGCAGGTATCACTCCTGGTGCAGGTGGTGTAAGATTAACTGATTCACCAGCAGCAGCGCAATCAAGTCCCTTGATGCAAGCTCTAGGTATCGGTTTGGCAGGAGCAGATATATATGGGAGAATATTTTAGTGTCTAGAACTTTAAAAAGACCTATGTTTAGAAGAGGCGGCCAAGTTAATGATGGTATTATGACTGGACTTGTAGATAGAGAACAGAAAAAATTTGGTGATGTAGCAGGTAGAGCAAGAGAACTAACTCCTGAACTTGCGTCATTATTAGAAGAGTTTACACCACAAACTAAATTACCAATAGGTCAGTTTGGTTTAAATTTAGCATCAGGTAAATTTGCAGGCAGTGGTGCTTTACAAAATATAGTAGGTTCTGCAACGGACCCATACAAACAATTTACAACAGCAGACGATGCAAGAGAAAGAGCAATTAGAAGCGGTGCTGTTAAATTAGGTATTGGTCAAGCTATGTCAGAATCTACAGCTAGAGCAAAAGCAGCTGGTCAAGGTATGCAAAAAGATTATTCACCGCAAAGAGCGTATGAAGATTTAGTAAAAACAAGAACAGAATCTAAAAGTAAATTACAAAGTTTTCAAAAACCTAATATTGAACAAGCATATCCTAGAGCAACTTCAGAGTATGATATTATAATTGAAAGAAATTTAAGAACAACCACTAATCCAACAGGAAAAATGATTGCTGCTAATAATGCAGGTTTTGTTCCATTTGATTCAAAAAAACAATCTTTTGATTACAATGCAATGAGACCAGGAGCATTTTACTATGATCCTAGAATTAAAGCTTTTGTTCAAAGAATACCTCCGTCAGATGAAGATGAAGGTGGATTCTTTATTTATGATAAAAACACATTTGCAAAAAGAAAAATAGAAACAAACACATAGGGGACATAAATGGCTGAATCATTTGACCCATTCGACATTAACATCTCTAACTCTCCATTAGATCCTCTTAAAACTGATGCAGAGGATAATCACGAAGTATCACAGATAGAAGCAGCGCTTGCTGGTGTAGCATCAGGTGTATTAAAAATACCAGAAGGCTTTGTATCTCTTGGTGCAGAACTTATGGATGCATTTGAGTTAACAGAAAATGCAGCTGCAAAAGTAGAACAAGTATTTGATACAATAAATCCATTTGAAGAAATAGCAGAGCAACGAGCAGCAGGTAAAATTGTTGAAGCGTTAGTATCTATTGGTGTACCTGCAGCAGCAGGTGCAAAGATAGCAAGTAAACTTGCAACTAAAGCATTGAAAGCTAGAAAA